TGAGAGGTTTTACTGCGGGTCCGCCACGGCCAGCGCCCGGGCGCTGTTTGCGGCCACAGCGGCAGAAACTTCGGCGGCCTTCGCCTTGGCCTCGTTCTCGGCCACCATCTTGCGGACGTCTGCGCCCATCGCGCCGTTCATGAACTCTGCGGCCTTGTCCGGGTCGCTTGCCAGTTCCACGTAGAGGTCGGAGTAAGCCTGAGTCGCCACAAAGTCTGCGGTGATCTCAGGGCTCTTCTCGAACTTGCGGCCGTCGAGGCTCTTCTTGCCGTAAGCCAGCAGCAGGATCTTCTTGAACACCTCGATGGCCTCACCCACCTTGGTGCTGTGCATCAGCTGCTCCATGTACTTGTCGTAGCCGCCGTCCTTGCTCAGGCCAAGGTCCATCATCTCGGCTTTGGTCAGATTGAACCAGAACTCTTCGACGCGCGGATTGCCGTCAAAGTCGGTGTACGAAATTACTTTCTTGATCATTCTAATCGTCCTTTCCTATCAGACTCCCACGTTAGAGGAAGCCACCTCGGTAACGCCGCCAAGCAGCTTGATGACCTCGTCCGGAGTGGGCAGGGTGCTCTCACTGTTCTCGGTGCCGTAGATCTTGTCCTCCAGCAGCTTGAGCTTTGCAGCCTCGATGAGGGTGGAGTTGATGGTCATGTGGGCAGTGGGCTTGTAGCCAGTCACCTGAGTCGGGGTGGTGTCGCACTCCCAGCTGAAGGTCTCAGCGTCCGGATTCTCGTTTACGGTCTCGTGGCTCTTGTCCGAGGGCGAAGCGGTGCTGTTCCATACCAGATGGATGATGTAGCCCTTCTCAGGGTCGTCGTCTGCACCGATGCGGGTGCGGTAGCTCAGACCGAAGGGGCAGCGCTTCTGCTGACCGATGCTCACGCCCTTTACCACCTCGACAGAGCCATCACACTGCTCGAACTCGGGCGGATAGGTCAGTGCCTCGATGGTGTACTTGAAGTTCTCTGCCGAGCGGATGGACGCGTACTTGATGTTGTCGGCGTAGCTGTCGTTGGGGTCTGCGCCGTCGGGACTCTCGTTCACAGCGGTCAGGCCGTTCCAGGGTGCGCCAGTGGTATACTTGCCCTTCACCATCGGGAAAACGACGCCGCGGTCAACGCCCAGATGATACAGGCGCTCGCCGGTCTTATCCCATTCCAGTTTGCTCATAGGTCTTGTTCCTCCTTTTTGTTTTTCAGACGGTAATAGTGAACACGTCGTGGTATAAATTGTCCGCAATATAAGGGCGGTCGTGTCTGCACTGGTCGAGGCGTGACACGGCCGCTGTGAGGTCGCTGTCCGGGGTCTTGGTTATCACCGTCACCGTGTAGGAAGGGTGCTGGAGATAGACGTGGCCGTCAGCGTGTACATTGCGGATGCGGTTCAAATCGTATCGGATGCAGGGGTACTGCATTTTCAGGTTGGCGGGCGGCTGATAGTACAGATGTATTTCTCCGACAGTTTCTTGCAGCACCCTCCGGAGAATGCCGTCCAGCCTCAGTCTCTGCTCACTCATGGTATATCCCTCCGAATGTCAGGATGAGGCGCGGGTACTGTACTTTCACGTCCGTCACCTTCCATTTCACGCCGCCAAATTCGGCGTATCGCATGGAGCTAAAATTCTCGTGGGCAAAAGGGTCTGCCACGATGCTCAGCCGGTTCTGGAACGTGACATTGTCGTTCACTCCATCCCCTGCCTGCAGCTGTCGGCCCCACTCCAGCACATCGCCGTAGTATTCGCGCTCCACCGTTTCCTCGGTGAAGACACTGGGCGCTGTTTCCACAGTCTGCCCTTCAAAGCCGATTTTTCCAAACCACTTTGCCATAATAACCTCTCCGTCATTTCGCTTCGCTCAATGCCACCTCTCCTGGCGAGGAGAGGCTTTGGCAGGGCGGTAAAGTTTATTCATCCTTGGGCAAGGCGTATCTTACCATTTTGAAAAACCTCCCCCTCTTCGCCAGTGGCTCCCCTCGGTAGGGAAGCTGGCGCGAAGCGCCGGAGGGGTTTACTCCTTGCTTGCCGTCCAGCTCTTGGCGGCAGTGCCGTCATAGGTCTTCACGCCGGTGGCCTCTGCGTATGCGATGGGCGCAAAGTAGTTCTTGCCGTCGCACACGATAAGACGGCCCAGCATGAAGGCGCGGCCAAGGTCGGCGGCGCTCACCTTCATCTTGTGCTCGGCGTCAGCGTACAGCTTGCCGTCGGTGTGGCCGTAAGCGACATATGCGCCTACGTGTACATCCTCGGTACGGTCATAAAAAGGTTTCAGGGTCATTTTTGATCTCCTTTCTTATGCAGTGCCTGCCCTCTGTAGCAGCGCACTGCCGTTTACGCCCAGACGAAACTTCATTCGTCCTGCAAAGGCCTCCCCGTTCAAGGGAAGGTGTCGGCGCAGCCGACAGAGAGGTCCTAACGGGCGAGTGCTCTAAAGTTAAAGCGCCTTAGAGGTTCGTTTTGTGCCTGCCCTCTGAGGAAAAGTGTCAGCTGAGCTGACGGAGAGGGCATCCGGCGCTCTTTACGCAGCCGCCCACTCGATGGCCATAGCACTGTAGGGAGTCGTCAGTGCGCCGGAGCAGCGGGTCTCGATGAGGTACTTCATGGCGTTGTAGTCGATGTCGAAGTCGTCGAACATGGAGACAGCGCCGCCCTTGTCTGCGCCCACGGTGTAGTCGCTGAGGTTCACGATAACGGCGGCCAGATCACCGCCCTTGGCGCCCTTGCGGCCGTCCATCTCAGGCACCGTGACGATCTTGCTCACGCGCAGCTTGCGGGCCAGAGCAGCCTCGTCGGCGTAAAGCGTGCGGCCCATGCCGTCCTCCAGCAGGAGCATCTCAGTCAGAACGTCCTCGGTGGTGAACATAGTCGGGGTGCCGCTGCCGCGGTACTCCTTGCGGCTGCGGATGACCTGCTTGATGAAGGCCTTGTACTTGTCCTCCACCTTGCTCAGGCCGGTCGTAGCCACCTGTACCTTGATGGTAAACAGGTCGGCATCGTTGAAGATGGGACGGATGCAGTTCTCGTCGATCTTGTCCTCGCTTGCCGCCTGACGGCCATCGCCCAGGATATAGGCCAGCGCCAGCTCACGGTTCAGCTTGTAGCGCATCTCGTTGCGCAGCCAGGACACCACATCGAAGCTGTTGATGTCGCTCACGTCGTCGCGGTCGAGCTTCTGCTTCTTATACACAGTGGTCGGGCCGGTGGAGCGGCGCAGCAGGCCAAAGACCTCTTCGATTTTATAATTGCCCTTCACATAACCCTTGGCACGGGCATCTTCGGGGGTCAGGTCTGCGAACATGCTCTTGAAGCGGCTGAACGGGATGTGCTTCACGCCGCCCATCACTACGCTCACCCAGTCGTCGGGCTTGTCGATGATGCGGGGCGTGGTATCCAGCAGGTGGTCTTCCGGGAACAGCCAGTCGATATTGTCGATGCCGTGGCTCAGCTCATCGATCTCGCCCTGCTCCACGCCGGCGTTATCGAAGGCCGCCTTCAGGGTGCCGCTGGTCTTTGCGCCCTTGATGATGCTGTTGATGTCGTCGATGCTGTGCTTCAGCACGGTCTGCTTGCCCGCATCCTTGTCGAAAACATTGTGCTTCATGTCGCTTTCATCCTCCTCGTCTTCGCCGCCGTCACCGTCCTGCTCTTCCAGAGCGAGACCCACCAGTGCATGGCAGCATTCCTTCTGCTCGTCGGTCATGCTATTGTAGACCTCTTTGAGCGTCTTACCGTTGGTTTCCTCGGCCATCTTGCCGTCCTCCTTGTTGTCGTCGGAGTGGGCCAGTACGGCCTCCTCCAACGGGTTGCCCTCCGGGTCCATGCCATGTTCGAGGCTCAGACTGCCCGGGTCGTTAAAGATAAAGGCTTCGCAGCCCTCATCGTCCATATTGTCAGCGCTGTGCTTCACCACTTCCTGAATGAGCGCGCCGGGGTTGCAGCCTGCCAGTACGAGGCTCAGTTCCCGGATAACGCCGTGTTTCACCACCTGTCCGGACTTCTGCAGACCGTTGGCCCAGATGGAAAAAGCGTTCAGGTCGCCGTTCTCCACGCACTTCTTGGCCGTCTGGCCGGTGGGCGTGTCGTTGAACTTGGCGTAGGCGTAGACCCCGCCCTTGCGGTTTTCCAGCAGTGCGTGGCCGATGACATTGTCAAGGCTCGAGTGGTCGTGGTTGTACACCATCGGCACAGTCTGGCCACTGCAGCCCTTGAATGCGTCTTCTGCAATGGTCAGCCCGTCGTAACACTTCGTATTCGCCTTCGTCGCCCAGCCGCTGCAGTCGTAGTCAAAATTCACCATTTTGATTTCTCCTTTCTTTTAAGATTCATTTACCATCTGCTCCACAGCCTCTCACCCTCTTGCGGCGGGGTCACTGCCAATCTGTGCCGCCTGTCCCGCGTTGGGAGAAAGATTCTTGTTCAGCAGCTGGTCTGCCTTGGGGTCTTTCGAGGGTTTCATTCCGATGACCTGACGGAACTCGTTCGACGTCATGATCTCGTTACGGGTGAACTTGTCGGCCATCTCGGCCACCATCGAGACGGGTGCCAGCTTGAACGGGTCGCGGAAGTACATGATGCTCTGCTTAGCCTTGAGGTCTTCGCGGCTCAGGAACTTCCGTTTCAGCTCGTCCACCACAGCCGCCACAAGGGGCTCGATGACTCGGTTCTCGTAATTGGTCATGACAGTGTCGTCCGCTGTGCCGTTCATGATCTCCGGTGTCAGCCCCAGCTGGCTGTAAGCCATGTTGGTCAGATACTCGATGCTTTTCAGCAGGTTGTTCTCGAGGCTCCGGTTCAGCTGGGTGATATGCTCCGTGGCGTCAATGTAGCCGATGCCGTATCGGCTGCCCGCCAGCTGCTCTTCCAGTGTCTTCCGCCGCTCCTGCGCCTGTTCTTTCCGGGCAGGGCTTTTCACGGTGTAGGGCAGCTGGATGATGAGGTCGAGCTTTCCGCTTCCGGCCTGCTCGTCCACGGCGTCCATGATGCGAAGCTTGCTGATGAGCCGCTGGACGGTGCTGTTGGGCTCGTTCATGACAGAGTAGAAGGGATTCTCCACGATAGCCACCTGCTCTTTCGGCAGGATGACTTCTTCCTTCTGCCCGGTCCTGTCGTTGTAAAGCTCCACCCGCACATCGTCCGGGTACCACTCCTTCACCTTGCCCACCCGCATCGACCGGATCTCTGTCTCCCCCGTCACCTGGTCCTCGTCGATGTCCACCGGCACGATGACGATGACACCTTCGTCCAGCAGGGAGAGATAGATGTCGTACCGCAGAGCCCTGCCCGTCTGGTCCTTGTTGGCCGAAAGATTCAGGCATGAATTAAGGCCCGAGTCCAACACCGCATCGAAGCGGTCGTTTTCGTCGAGCCTTACGTGGTTTATGGTGATCGCTGTGGCGTCCTGCGCCATCCGGGCGTAAATTGCCGTCAGGATGGTGCGGTCGGTCGTCCGGTTCAGCCTTGGCCGGTCGGGCCGGTAGCTGTAGCCTCCTCCGTACACCCGGGGAGGGTCCCGGTTCAGAAATGCGTTCCAGGCGTGTTTCAGCCTGGAGCCAAAGGTATTAGGCATCTTTATCCTTTCTATCGCAGGTCGAGAAATTATTGCAGCATCCAAACAGCTATTTCTGGTCGTCTTTCTTCTGCTGGTCCTGCTTTCCGGCACTGCCGTTCACCACAGCATTCGCCAGTTCAGGGTTGCCCAGCACATCCGAAACAAATTTCTTCGCGCCGTAGCTCATAACGCCCGCCGTCGCCTTGGTCAGCATCTGCTTTCCGGCGTCCGACATGACCTGCTTCACAAAGCTCTTCCCGCCGTACACGTCGTTTCGCAGCTGCTTCACGTCCTTCTGGAGCTGCAAGCGCTCCTTTTCGGCCTTCAGCTCCTTGTTGGGGTCGTCGGCCCGGATGTTGGTCTGCCCCTGTAAGTCGCGGTACTGCTTTTCCATCTGGAGCCGGTTGATGCGCGCCCGCAGCTCCTCATCGGAGTAATCCTCGGCTTTCTTGCCCGAGCGCTTCGGCGCATACTCCACCTGTTCGGTGTCCTCGCCTGCATTCCCGTCTCCGCTGTAGTGCTTCTTCCCGGCCGCCGTCAGGGTGCCGTTCTTGTTCTGGTATCGCCGCACGCCCCACTTCATGCCCTTGATGCCCCAATGGTACAGCTCATCTTTGTATCCCTGCACTTTGTCATCACCTCACTTTCCCAGCAACCGCGCCACTCTCTGGGCGCCCTTCTGTATAGCGCGCTTCCGGCGTGCCGCCGACATTTTCTTGTTATACCGCTTCTTGGCGGCTTTCATGCGGGCTTTCTTTTCCTTGTCCGTCTCTGCCTCGGCCCGCTTTTTCTGTTGGGCGCGGGTCGGCTTCCTGTCGGGGTCCTCGCCTCTGCTGATCGCCCGGCTTCTCCGGTAGTTGTCGTATGCTTCCTTACTGTAGAAGTAGTAATATTCCGTGTTGCCGTTCCGGTCCGTGCCTACTTCGACCCGCTGGTAATACTTGTGGTTCTTCCGCGCACTGCCCTTCCCGAACAGCCCGTGCTGCATGAATTTCCAGTAATCCATTTTGATTTCTCACCTGCCTTCACTTCAAACTGATTGCATGGGCAATATGATCCCACCAGTCATCTATCATATATAACCTCACTCAAATGCATCCCGGTTCAGCTTCCACGCCACGTAGGCATCCATCAGCGCTGCCACGGCATCGATCTTCTTGTCGTGCCGCTGCTTGTAGAGCTTCCGGTTTCCGTTGGTGTCCTCCAGCGTGATGCAGTTGCCCATGGCAAACTCCATCAGTGCCTCATCGAACAGCAGCTTTCTCTGTTCGCTCAACTTCTTCAGTTCGCCCAGCGGTACGCTCTCCGTCCTTGCGCCCTGAATGACCTTCTCGATGCCAAAGGGGCCGTTCTCCTGCGCCCACCGCTCCACGAATTCCTTCGCGTTGTAGGGGTCGTAGCCAAAGGCCCGCACGTCGTACTCGCTCTGCAGGATGTAGGCGTCGAGGTCATCGTAAACCTGCATCATATCCAGCACAGTCCCGTCGAACACCTGCAAAGTGCCTTCGTTCATGAACTCTTCGTACTTCTGCCGCATCGCCAGCGGAAGCTGTGAGAGGGTGTAGCTGGTGATATAATCCCGCGTTTTCACCCCGAAATATCCGTTCTCCAGCGGGAACAGGAAGGTAAACGAGCAGAAATCGTCGCCCAGCGAAAGGTCAGCGCCCATGGCACAGGGCATCTGCCAGAAGTCCCGGTGTCGATGCCGCAGGGTCTCCTCATAAGTAAAGAAGTAGGTGTAGCCTTCCATCGGCAGGTTGAAGCGCTTGGCCAGAATATCATTCCGTGCGCCGGGTGAGTTTTCCGCGCGTTCCACATCCAGCTGGTAAGTCTCGTAGCTCACAGTCTGCCCGAGGTTTGGGTTCGCCTTCAGCCACATTTCCGGCTTGCCTACTTCGTCGATAGAGTCCAGCTTGTAGTAGAAGATGGAGACATGCGGGTTGACATACTCGCCCTTCAGGATCTCCATCAACTCCATTTTGATGGTGTCGCCGCAGCCGTTTCGGACAGTACCCTCCGAGCTTGCCGCCACGATGAGATAATCTTCGTTCTTGGCTGCGCCCTGCTCGATGGCGCCGATGGGGTCTTCCCGGATGTCGCAGGAGAGCCATTCGTCCACAGTCGCCACACGGTCGCGCCGGCCCTGTAATTTCTCGATGGTCATGGGGCGTATCTCCAGCAGCGAGCCCGTCAGGAAATTCTCGATTCCCTTCTTGGTGGAGGCCATCTTCACCCGGTCGCTCTTCGCACCCGTGGTGTTCTGGATGCTGCCCATGGTCATAAACTTAAAAACAGGCCCTCTCGCCCGCGCCAGTGCTGTCCGGAACGGCGAGAGGACTTCTTCTGCCTGTTTCATGGTGGGGGCAGTCGTCACCTGCTGGGTCGTGCTCTTATCTACCGTCATAAAGTAGGCCTGTAAGCACTCCAGATACATGGTCTTTGCGGCCGCACGGGTGATGATGAGATACTGCTTGGTGATGAGTCGCTTCTTGATGCGCTTGCGCTCGTAGTGTCCCCCATGTCCGCCGGGCTCCGGCACGTACACGCTCCGCTCCACAAAGTAGTACCAGCCGAAGATCTCCTCCGCCCAGAGCTTGAAGCTGTCCAGCAGTTTCAGATCACTGCCGTCGGTCAGCGTCAGCTCCCTCTCGCAGAACTTGATAAAGCCGTTGACGGCCTTATCGTCGTAGTAGACGCCCGGGTTCGCGATGAGGTCGTCGATCCGGTTCATTTCCATTGAAATTTCCCGGCAGACAGGTATCTCGCCCCGCATCACGGCCTCCCTGAACCGGCCGTAGTAGATGGGCGTGGCCGTGTTCGAGAGTGCCATGATTCAGTTCTCCTGTCAGTCGTTCATTTTAGGTTCGAAATAAGGCTTATGAAGCGTGCTGAAACACCGTGCCGCGTTTGGACATGCATTTGTCTTGAATCGAGCGCATTTCCTGCAAATGCCATATTCGTCTGACTCATCGGTTGAGCGCAAAACCGTGCCAAAGATGAGCTTTTCGTTCAGTTCCATTGTCATGCCTCTGTTTTATCAAACTCGATGTTCAGCCGGAACTCCATTTCTGCAACGGTATTTTTCAGCGCCTCCATGGCGGTCGAACTCTGCGGCGGGTCGAACGCGAGCCTTACCTTTGCACCCATGTAGGACGCGATGGCCTTCGCCCGCTCGTCTCCGGGCAGAAAGTCGTCCCACACGGCACTTGCGTCCACGATGCCAAAGCCCTTCTCCGGCCCGACTCCCAGCTGCTGCAGCACCAGAAATACCGCGTTGATGTGCATGATGATGTCCGCATCAAACGCCGTGTAGCTCTCCGCTATCCCCAGCAGCTTCTTCACGCTTGTCAGAATCGAAGCCATTTTGATTCCTCCTCGGCATCGCTGTCGCCACCCATAATGTAGCTCATCATGGCATAATACCAGTCCTTCTGAGCCCTCGCCAGCAGTTCCAGTTCGGCCAGATGGTGGGGCGCGCCGTCCTTCCCCATGGCCGCTTCTTTCTGTGCAGCAGCTTCAACAATCTCGGTCAGCTTCTGGTGATCAATGGTGTCCAGCCCGGATTTCAGAGCACCGTGGTTCACCACGCTGTCCGGGGTGATCTTCATCCCATCAAGCGTAATATCCCCGGCCCGTGTTGCCCGCACCTGCTGCCCATCCACATTTGTCGCCAGAGCATCGTCAGAGTCAAAGCCCCTGTTCCGCGGAGCAGCCGTATAGCACTGCTGGAGCCCGGCTTCCGAAATGCCCACATTCGCCCAGAGCAGTGCTTCGTCCAGCTTGGTCAGTGCTAGGCTTCTCGCACGGCTCGGTGCAAGGTATTGAAGCATTGCCTCTGCCTCTTCCAGCTTCCGCCGCAGAAGGATACTGTATTCCGCTTCCCATTCGTCAAACTTTTTTCTCTCGTACATCTTATCCCTCCATAACCTGTTCCCAGTCGTCGCAGCAGGTCACGTTCAGCATCATGCCAATATCTTTGACCTTGCGGAAGTTGACCTCTTCGCCGTTTTCCGTGTGGATCAGAAGCTCCGTGCCGGAAATATGCCAGTAGGCGTCCTTCCAGCCCCGCCGTTTCACTTTGTGACCCTGCTTCATGGTAAGCCAAGCCGTCGTCCAGTTCATCCTATTTCCTCCAAGGGCAGGTATCCCCTGCTGTTCTCTTGCCATCCGGCATCTTCGGCCCGTCCCCGGTGCCGTAATGGATGGCCTTGTGTGTCGCATCCGACACACTGATCACATTCTCCGGGTCGAACAGTGCTTCCCGGTGCTCGAGAATATCCTCTTTCGTCAGAGGGTTGATGTGGTGTATCGTAATGCGCGCCCGGCTCATCTTTCCGCCGCTGACCGCGATGTCCGCGATCGGGTGGTCTTTGCACCCTAGGTCGCAGCCTCCGTCCCGCACGATGATCCTGTCCCGGAACTGCCGCCACTCCTTCGAGCGGTAAAAGTCCTGGTTCAGGTATCGGTCAAACCCAAAGGTGTCTTTACCAACCTCTCTGTGCAGCTGCAGATATGCCAGCCTCTCCTCGAATGTCCCACATCGGCACATTTCGCTGTAGCTTTTCATTTCAGTGTCCTCATGAGTTCGTACACCAGTAATATCATGCCATGTAGGTCCGCCCCACAAAGTGCAATCCAACTCAAGGTATTATCCGGTTTCTTCCCCAGCCATACCGCCAGCAGAAAGGCCGCAAAACATGCGAGGAAGCTCGACAACAGTATCCTCTTGAACTCTGTCATAGAGCCGCCTCTTTCTCAGATGTACCCATGGTCCATTGCAAATGCACCCGCAATCAGGAATGTAACTGTCATAAGAAACACGGCCTACACCATATTGTCCTGTTTCTCATTCACGCCGCCGTATTCACCGAACCAGAACGCCTCTCCAAACAACGCCGGGACTGCCACGACCCAAAGCATCCGGAACACCTCAGCACTCATACTCTTCTCCTTCGCCATCATCCTCGCCGGAATACTCTTTCATGGCCTTGAGCACTTCCAGGTACAGCTCCTCGTTGTCCTTTGCTGCATTGATGGCCTCAGTCTTAGCCCGCAGGAGCTTGTTCTCTTCCTCGAGCTTCTGCTTTTCCAGCATCGTCTTACTCGTCGCCAGCTTCAGGAAGTGGGTGGTCTCTGCAGAAGAGGCTGTTCCTTCCCGTATCCGCTTTTCCACCAAGTCCATCGCCAGTGAGATCATCTGGTTTTCTCTCGCTTCCGGAGTCAGTGCCGGCCTCATTGCGGGCAAGTCAGCGCCGGAAGTTTTTCTTGCGCCCATTTCCGGCACCATCCTTTCTGTAAAATTCTGTCAAATATCGTTCGCGTTCTCATCCGCCAGCTTTTGGTTTACCCGCCATTGCTGGCGTTTTTTTGTTTTTGCAAGGTTTGCCATGAATAACTTCATGGCAAAAATAAAAGGCTTTTCTAAGGGTTCACGGGTATGTCAGAGCAAAGCAGTAACTCGACACAAAAGGAGGAAATGATTTTGGGAAAGTTCTATTGGAGGTTGAACGATCATGAAAACGTATCCATACCCGTACCACAAAGGTATAATAAGGGAGTGTACCCGTGAACCCTTAGAAAAACCGCCGAAGCCCGGTCTACTCCCCAGACCTCGGCAAGTTTGCCTTTGTCAGTTGTCCTATAAAGCCGCGAAATTCTAATGAGTTTTTCACACATTCGAGATATTGACTCCTATTCAACTTTACGATAGACTTGGTACCAAAGGAGAAAGCAGTATCCATCTATTCCTAAAGAAAGGAGGTGTACTCGAAATGCGAAACAAGAAAATTCGGCAGTTATCCAAATATCTCTCTGATTCACAGCACACTCATTGCGTCCCTGTAACTATGGAGCAAATGCATCAGAACATCATCGGCGCTCTCAAAATTTTCAATTCCTATATGAGTGTAGTTGTTGAAGAGAGTCAGAACAACTGAGTATAAAAAACGCTGGTATCCGTATGGAGGTTCGGATACTGGCGTTTTTGCTTTGTAAAATATCAATGGAGACCGGTATAGGGCATGAAAGCCCAAATATCAATTATCCCTCCGGAGAAATATCAAAGACCGGCGCGATTTGAGAGGGGGTGTTGATTTTGCGACCCCCTCCCTATCCCCTTACGCGCTTTGCGCAAGGGTCGTGCCGTCTTCGACCTCCATCTTGAGCTTCTTGTAGATGTTGAGCGGGTCATAGGCGATGATTTCGTCAATGACCCGCTCAATTTCGTATGCGTTCTCTGCATCCGTCAACTGGTCAGAGGTATAGGCCAGCCGCATCAGCAGTCCGCAGGAGTTGTAGCCCTTATCCATATCGAAACGATACCAGTCCTCGAACTGGCTGTACGGATTGTAAGGGTTATCGGTCGTTGTTAAAAAGCATCGAATCATAGTTCAAAGCCTTCCTTACTTGTTCAGAGCACTGTAAACAGTGGACTCAGGAACACCACAAGCTTTTGCAATCTCGTTATAGGTATAGCCGTTGGCGAGCATCGCCTTTGCTTTGCCCATCTTCGCGCTGGTCATTACAGTTGCTGTCTTCGGCATTGCCCGCTTAACAATTTCATCTGACTTAGAAGCATTAAGAATCTTTGTCAACTTGGAATCCGAAATTGCACCTTTCTGCACAGCTTCCCATTCACGGTCTGTGAACGTAATGCGTGTCTTGCTTCCGCTTGCACCGATTGAATCACGCGCACGCTGTATCTCAACGGAAGAGATCTTCTTGATTTCCTTCTTGTTAAGCTTAGGATCAAGGTCCAGAGCCTGAATCTTTGCCTTAATGTTCGCGTTTGCTATCACCATGGCGCGGCGCTCCTTCGGCTTGTTAGCAATGACAGCCTCAAGCTTCGTGTTGATGGAATCAACTTCCGCGCGATACTCTTTGGCAGCCGCAGGGCTGTAAACCAAGCCCTTCATGTTAGCAGCTTCTTTCCGAGCCTGCCGTGCAAGTGCTTTCAGTTCGTTCGAGAAATCTGCATACAGATTCTCCTGCGGTGTACCGGAAGAGAGGGTGCGCGCATCGGGCGTCATGGAAATCAGGCTTACCTTCTGCTGTGCATCGACAAACTCGCCTTTCTTCTTATCGAAATACCGGCGGCCAGACTCTTTGTAGATAAGCTCACCAGTTTCCTTATCAATGCGGACACTGCCCTTACGTTCGGGGACATATACGGTCTGCTTACGGCGAGACAGCAGTGTAGATGCACCACCAAAGTGTTCATTGCCGTCCTCATCCACACGGATCTGCCACTTTTTCTTCAGTTCCTGAATACCATTCTCCCGCTCAGACCGCTTGTAATCCAGCTTGTGTTTTTCTGCATCGATGACAACCATCGAATGCTTGACTGCACGAGCAATCTCCTTTTCATCTGCACCGCGGAGTGTCATATCTGTGATGAGGTTAGAGATGATGCCCATCTCTTTCTGCTTTTCTTCCTTCTTCATCAGGCGCACACCATTCGGGTTGCCTTCCGGGACAGCATAAGCAGTCTTAGGGTCAAAGTCTTTCAGGTCTCTCAGTGCAGCTGTCGCTTTGACAGCCACCTTGCTGGAGATGGGGATAGCAACGACAGTATCACCATCGAAATCTGCACCAGACAGGCGCTCTGCAACTTTGGAGTTGATACCGATGGCATCCTGAATATTGCCGAAGTTCCGCTTGCCACTGACATTCTTGTTGTTGACCGTAACGATAGGAATCTCAAAAGTACCCGCATGAGGATAACGAATCAGTGCAAGCTGAGTGCCGTTTTCATAAGTCGGGCAGTAGCACTCTTTCTCGCTGATTTTGGTCAGGGGCAGGATGACCTTAGTAGACTGACCCGGGAAAGACGAAGCCTTCAACGTCATTGAGTTCCCCTCGCAAGTATCTGCGAAATCAATCAGCAATTTCTTCTTGATAGTCGGGTTGTCATAGTTCATGATCTCTTCGTACTCAGCCTTGCGGTCAGCCAGAGTAAGATTGAGTTGCTGCTTAATGAGTTTGATGGGCTGCTTGGAGAGGAACTGCGAGGACAAATTTTTTGCCATCGTGTCCCATTCGCCTTCCTCACGGAGCTTATTGATGGGAGAAAGATGCTTCTTCCCGTCGGCACCAATGTACTCGCTTTGTCCAGCCGCAGTAAGAGCTGCACCAAAGGGATTGTCCGGATCGTCCTTGATGGGCTTGAGTACCTTCATCTTGGGCGTGCCAGAGGGTTTGTTCGTATTGAAAATGACATCATATCCATCAGGCACATCGTCAGAATAAACAGCCATACCCTTGAGGTAGTGACTGTTGTCCACCATGATGCGGACCTGCGCATAGTGGCTGTTACCAAGGCTCAGGTCATCCACGCCGCGGCGAATCTCGATAACACCATCCTTGTCCAGACCGCCTTCGTCACCGTAGCGAATCGCAACACGGTCGGAACTCATGCTGGACGGACGCTGGAGCTTCTGGAATGTCTCACCACCATCATCCGAGTGGTAGTCACCCAAAGACTGAATGTCACCCTGATGCTCATACGCATACTTCTGGTTGTACTCGGGCTTTGCCAAAACAGTAACATTCGTCTGCTGGTTGATGTTGGTTGGCTGACGAATACCAACGCCGTAGCGCTGATAACCATGCTCAGCCTCGAGGATGTAGATGGCCTCGTCAAGCTTACCTTCGGAGACGCCAAGAACCAGATTTGTGCCTTCAGACACGTCAATCATGCCCTTTTTATCGACTTCCGCCTTCAGCGTCTCGGCGATTTTCTGAGCCTGATTTGCCTTCTCGCCGATACCGTTGTTGTACATGGAGCGAACAGTAGACTCAGAAAGGCCTAACTTCTCGCCGATTTCAGTCCACTTCAGACCGTCATCTTTCAGAGCGCGAATCTGGTCATACTGGAGTGCTTTCCGCTCATGAAGAGCCTTCTGCTGAGCGACACGGAACTCGGTCGTGCCCATCTTGTACTCGTCGGGCAGCGTTGCGTTGATCTGTTCGAGAATCTCTTTCTCGGTGAACTTGCCGGTCTTCTTCAGCTCCTCCACACGGGAAAGAAAATCACCAGAACGCTGGTAAGGATTCTCACCAGAGCCCCAAGGATAGCGGCCGGAGTGGCGCTTGGTACCGTAGTGTTCGAGGCTGTCGGTCTCGTCGTCCACATCATAAAAGAATTTGATGTCTTTTTCAATCGGATTCATGCTGCTTCTCCTAACTTCAATTCCGTAATGATTTTATCGAACTCGATGATTTTATCCATGATAGGCTTGATTTCAGCCTCGGTCGGGTTGACCGTAAAGACATCATCGTTCTGATAAATGCGATTCTCGATTTGGATGTCCTGCGGATGTACGCGGTACTCCAGACAGAAAAGCGCATCATAAATAAAGAGCTGCTCCATATGTGCAGGAACAGCTCCGGTCTTGAGGTCGTGGATTCGCAGTAAGTTGTTCTTAAAAGTGATAGAATCTGCCGTTCCGAAGCAGTTGCCCGAATAATAGAGCACCTGTTCCGGTGTCATACGGAAGCCGATGGCATCGTTGACGTAGGCGTTGAGCGTCTTTTTGCTTTTCGGCAGCTTCTGACCAAGAGCAATACACTCTGCCGCAAATGCGTGCAGTCTTGTGCCATTTTCCTTGGCCTGATAGCTGGCATAGGTCTCGGCAAGGCGTGCAGCATCATAGTTTATCCAATGATACTTACTCGCACCCAGAAAGGCGTGCAGACCTACGAGCTTGGAATGATCGTTCCAGTTCATTCAGTATCTCCTCCTTGTTCTCCGGGTAGATGAAAGCCGCATAGCTCATACCGTTCATCTTTTCTACGTAATAGTCCTGATTTGGGCGATGAGATGCTCTTGATGACTTCTTGCCTTCCAGTGCGGCCCATGTGTCTTCGTACAGAATCACGAGGTCAGGAATACCCTGTATCTCGTTAGGGTCTGCGTGGAGCACAATGCAGCCGGGAAAGCGAGACTTCAGCTCTTTCACCAAGCCGGTCTTGAATGTGTTTTCTAACATGTCAACCTCCAAAATAAAAAGGAGTAGAGCACGTCTGAGACGCATTCTACTCCTCCTCATAAAAGAGGCAGATTTTTTCGCGTGAATTTTTCACGCGAGATGGGTTTTGGGGGCAAAAAGAAAAGCCCTTACGCAAATCACGTAAGGGCCAAGAAAATATGTTATCTGCTAGATGAGATTGAAAAATTTCAGGTCGTAGTTCGGCGCACCTGCCTCGAACATCATGTGGCCAGTTGCATCGGGCATATACTTATACTCGCCGAAATCCTCATGGGGTGCAAGATTGTGTGCCATATAGCTCTCAGGACGGATAGGCCTTGAAAATTCACTGCTGTTCCGAGTAGTCTTGCACTTGGGGCAGTACCACTCCTCGTGTGCTTCTTCGACCAGCGGTGTGCCGCATTCGCAAATCGGAGCTTTGGTATGTACCTCAGCGAACTTGTCGGCGTAGCAATGTACTTCGTTTCCGAAGCTATCGGTGGTTACCCATTCTTCAATCCCGGCGTCATTGATAAAGGACTTCTCATAGTCTTTCATTGTTTTCACCTCTCGAAAAAGTGTGGTCATCGGTAGTTTTTACTATATGCTCATTGGCAAGTTTATGCAAGTCTACATTATGGACAGGATGTGAATTTTCCGTGTCGTGGCCAAAAGCCCACTTTTTATCGTTAGTTATTATATTATTTTATTAAAAAATTTATTAAATTGAAGAAAAAAGTGGGTTTTTGGGCTTTTTGTATATTTTTAACGTAAATACGTTAAATTTTGTGGCCAAAAATATTTTCAAAAGTGGGCAGAAAGTGGGCTTTTGGGCATTAGGGTCTCACTCGACCGGCTAAATCATGCCTTTTTCGCTTAGCCAAATGAAAAGTGATAGCAGAAACATAAGAATCAACGCGCCTATGAGAACCTTTTTTGCTTGCACATCATGCTCATGCCGCTTCTTCTCTTCAAACTCCATCCGCTTGAGCTCAAGTTCTTTCTGGTTTTCCGATTCCTTGATTCTCGCTTCATCCACGAATCGGCGCGTCTCCTGATAGTCATCGAGCCGCACTTTCGTCCCGCAATACTCACAGAACATAAAGTCGCGGTTCTCATCTTTAACCGTAAGCTCGCCGCCACAGTTAGGACATTTTACTGTTCGTGCCATCACCAGCACCTCCTCATCGTTGAATCAAGAATACCATTGAAGTGTTGAAACGTCAAGGATTTTAGGGCGGAAGAGACCACTTTATATTATTTTTGAATTTTATCATGATAACACCTTTCATTCTTTGTTTTCATGTGGTACACTTGATTTATCGCCCCTATCGAGTGAAAGGAGTCCATATGTCCGATTTACCGGCAGTTCAATCCATAAAAATAGCTGACATTTTACTTTCTTATAGCGATCTGATTGATAAAACTGGCTTATCCACAATAAGTGCAAACATGGCCAACCAGTATCTTGAAAAGTACCCAAGGCCTCAGAAGGCAGCAAGTCATCTCATCAGTGCTTTTATACTTCAAATCGTTCTTCTAGGAGTGCCTTCAAGCTTTCCGGATACGCCTGATTATACTTCAGTTAAAAAGACAGCTGCTGCTGCAAGTGTTTTGCTGCAAATTCTAATGAGTCTTTCTGTAGCCTATATTGCAGGGTTTGAGCCGTCAGACCATGAGGTTCAAGTATTCATCATGTCTAAGAGTACCATTGCTTTGGCCGCAAAAGCTTTTCAACCGTATGCGGTCGAGTTTGGAAATCACATGGCTGAACATTTAATTGACAGCATTCCTCGAGAGACTATCGATTCAATAAACCATGCTGCTGGGTATCGAGCAGTTACAAAATATGGCGAAACCGGAACGATCAATTTGAGCGACTGGGAATGGCTTGGTGGACTAGCAGCGGGTGCTATTGTGGATTTAAGTTCATCAACTTTTATTGGCTGTCGTACATATCATACGTTTTTCAAGAAACTTACACCTCCCGCTAGAGCGATTCATTCTTCAGAAATCGCGGATGTTACAAATTCCGAATCCCCCACAAAATCAAAAACAACACATAGACAGTAGCAGGATACTTTACAGTCAAAAAAGCACCAACAAGTATTCCGCCATATTCCACAGCGTTTTTCCAGCTAATTTTCTTTTCCATAATAATTTCTCCTTTACTTCTTATCCTAGAATAGAAAAACAAAGAGCCGCAGATTTCTCCACGGCTCAGTGCTTTACTCCATATCTTCTCTCAACAACAGCCATCCCGCTGCAGCATACAAAAAGCTTTTGACCGAAACCGACCCATAGTAGACATTTCCCATGACCTCGCACAAGTTTCGCTTTGCCGTCTCATCCGTGCGATAAGCCGCAAAATCCACGGCCCTGCGTATCGCTCGGTCGATAGCGTTGTATGATTGTCCATGCCGCTTACTCAGGCTGATGAAAATATCTGTCTGGTTGATTTTCCTGCCCTTCCGAACGTACTCCATCGACTGCTCCAACGTCTCGCCAAGCAGTTCGAAGCCGGTCATTTTGTCCGGAATGCCAAGCCAAAGAAGAAATTCCCAAGTGGAATCGTTCATTCTTTCACCATACTCCCCTTCCGCGTCTGGTCATCTGCCGGCCAGAATGTGTAAATATCATCGAACACCACCGGGATTTTCTTCTGAACCTCCAGCAGCAGCGGGCACATCAGCTCACGCATCTGAGGATGGGCCGCCACAGGAGTACGCAGCTTGAAGATATTACGCCACTCACGGTAGTTTGCAGTAACCACGATCTCGGTCTTCAGGCACAACGGCAGCACGCAACGGGCCTGTTCGGGACGATAGCCGTTCATAAGCATCAAAAAATAAGTTTTTTCTGCCAATTCGCAGGATTCTACCCATTTACGATAGAACAGGCGATTCTGTTCTTTATCGATATAAAACGGCTCCACGACGGTAATGCTACCCTCAAACTTCTCCTTTGAGTAGTTGCAGTACCGGGTGCTCTCCTGTGCAAAGCTCGCAATGCGGTGCCGCACCAGCTCATTGGCCACGCCACGATCGCACGTGAACAGCACGCTCAGCTGAGAATGCTCAAGCATGGCCTCATGCCCTTGCTTCACCAGAAAGCCCACCAGCTTCTTTGCCGACTCACCATCCGGCGTGATCTTATCCTCGCTCTTGTAGCAGACCCGGGCAACGCGCTCGATCTGCTGCAGCTCCTTGATGCCGCCCTCA